TGAGTTCCAATATTTAAAGTTGATGTGGATGCCGTTCCTATATTAACACTTGTTCCATTTACATTTATGGTAGCACCGTTTAGAGTTGTAGTAACACCAACAGTATTATTACCAACATTAATACTACCTTGTCCTGTTGCTATGTTTACGGTACCAGTAGTTGTTCCAGTTGCTATATCTGTTGTATTTGTTCCTGCATTATTATTAATCGTAGTAACTCCAAGAGTAGTTAATGTAGTTGAAGTATTTCCAATACCAACATTAGTTGCAACTGTATTGTTTGTATTAATGTATGTAGAACCACCACCATCATAATTTATGTTTGTAATTCCACCAGCAATAATAGCACCGTAAGCAGATCCCCATGCAGATAATGCAGTTGTTCCGTTACTATCTCCTAATATTGCCATTTTAGCAGTTGGTGTTGTAGCATTTACTCCAACATTTCCATTTGATAACACGGATATTCTTTGTTGATTATTTGTATAAATGTCAAATGGTGCTGCATTTTCTGTTCCTATATATGGATTTGTTGCAGCACCTGGATTGGATCCGCTATTATTAGTTCCATATGTACCAATAATAATTTTATTAGTAGTTCCATCATATATTCTAACATGTGGTTGATCGGAACTTCCTAATTCAGAAGCACTATTGTCTTTAACAATATTAAATGGAGCAGTAGGTGTATTAACACCAAAGCCAATCCATCCATTAGATGCACCATCAACCATCAAAGCTGCTTTTGTATGAGGAGCATCGATATCTTGATCAAAACATTGTAAAATTGGTTGAGCACCTGTTTGAATTATTGTAGTTGCTGCATCTGTACCAGCATTATTAACAAGTAATGAACTTGTTATTTGAACCTTAGTATCAAGATATGAAATACTTCCTAATGCAGAAAGATCTCCTGTTATAGTAGTGCTTCCGTTAATCCAAACATCACCACCAACATCAAGAACTACTTGTCCTCTTTGTGAAAGTCCGTAATAATCTTCTGGTGTTTTGTATATTCCTGTTCTACTATTAAATACATTTATTCCACCACCACCAGTTGAAAGTGATATGAATGGACTATGAAACATACCACCAACAGTTCCACCTTCGATTTTAAGACCAGTTAATGCACCATAACCAGACAATGCAACATTATCAGAATATGCACCAATGGCCATCAATCCACCATAAGCACTAACACCCCAATAAGGTGAGGAAACGTCTAATCCAACAGTTCCCCCATATGCGGATAATGCTCTTCTTGGACTATAAAATTCTCCACCAACGATTTGTCCATAAGCAGATACCGCTCTGTTATTTGAATATGATTCAATTCCTACATATCCACCCCATGCTGATAATCCCCAATTTGGAGAAAATGTTTCTATTCCAATTTGTCCACCATATGCGGATAATGCTCTTCTTGGACTATAAAATTCTCCACCAACGATTTGTCCATAAGCAGAAATAGCTCTTGAATTTGAATAAACGTCTAATCCCACATAACCACCAAAAGCACTCAATGCTCTCATTGGAGAAACTGCTTCTAAGGCAATTTGTCCTCCAAGTGCGGATAATGCTCTTCTAGGACTATAAACATCAATACCAACAAATTGTGCATTTGCAGATATTGCTCTTATGCTTGAGTAAAATTCACCCGCAATATAACCACCAAAAGCACTCAATGCCCTCATTGGAGATGCTGCTTCTATTGAAACTTTTGGAGCATATGAAGAAATAGCAGTAGATTTGGTACTCCAAATCTCAGCACCCAAATATCCTTCACTATGTATCAATGCTCCCCTGATTCCAGCATATGCACAAAGTGCTGTATTATCTGTGTATAAAAAAGCAGCATATGCACTTAAAGGTGCAACTGCACTTAAAGAGCCAGATAAAACAAATTCCCCAAGAAAGGGTTGCTGTTGACTAGCTATTGGATCATGCCCTGCATCTGGATTGCTACCATTACCGTAGGTATGGTGATTACGTCTATGCCATTTTGAATGAAATCTATTACTCATATTATTCTCAAGTCACAATATTTATATTGGAACCTATTTTATAGGTCACTTTTTTGAACTTACAAATACTTATATTATACATCTTAATATTTTATTAAAATGAACAGTTTAATCCGGTAAATGGCGTTGGTACTTTACTACAACAATCAGAAGTTGCTAAATTCCAACTTTTATTGGGAGCATAAACAGTAATAGAATTATTTTCTAATTCTTCATATGTAATTGGATTTATGTTACAAATACGAATTACTGGTAATTTAAAATTATAACAACTCATAGCACCCCATGACCAACAAAATTCGCCTCCACATTTATCTAAAAGTTTAGAGTTTTCTAACGTCAATTGTTTAATATCTAAAAAATCTTTTAAACTCATTAAAGCATTTTGGAGTTTTATTAATTCTTTATTAATTGTCTGAGGAACATGTAATTCATTTATACCTACTCCTATAGAATCTAACTCTATAGTATCATCAAACATTGGAAGTTCGGTGTATGATATAGGTGCTTTTGCAAAATATGTAACAATACCATTGCTCGTTTGTTCTGTAGCCAATACCAATTTATAATTTAAAGTTTTTCTAAATGTTTTAATATTTTGCCCCATTCTTATTAAACTTCTATTATAATTGATATCAGATGAAAACTCATTTCTATCTATCAATAATTGATCTTTTGACCAATACTCGGAATGAATTCCTCCACCTATCCTATAAACAGATAGAATATCTTGTATTTTTATTACACTGTTTTTTGTTATTAAAAGCATAGAACGATTACTAGCTTTTTTAATGCTCACAAAATTTAAAATAGATTTTGATAGTATTAAAGTAGTAATATAATATCCAGAAGGAGAGTATTTGTAAACATTATTAGTAGTTAGTATGTATATAAAATCCCCAGATTCATCAAAAGACATTTTTATTACATCTCCAACTACTTCCTTTATGTTGAATGATGCTATATAATCAGATGATAAATCATCAAAAATATATATAATTTTATTATCTGTTAACACATACAACATATTAAATTTAGGATGTGCTGCTATTGTAATTGGTTGTTCTACTTCAAAAATAGGATTTCTATATGTATATCTCCAATTTAACAGTGAATTATATTGTTTAATACAATCATTATTATAATCTAATACATATAATCTTCCTGAAGCATATGATATTTCTGAAGGAGAATTGAATTTATTATTATCAAATGAAGTTCCTAATCCACCGATATTTATACTGTAATTTAACTCTGGAGGTGTAGTAGAAAATTGTAAATCAAATCTATAAACTTTATTATTAGGAGGATCTACTATGTAAGCAACAGTTCCATCTTCATTCATTTCCAATGAAACAGGATTTAATAGAGTAGTTTTAAGACCATCTGTACCATTTAAATTAATATCTGGTGCAAAATATGTAGAAGAAAGAGCTTTGAAGGTATTTCCCTCTAAAATAAACATACGATCATTTACTTCTGATGCATCTTTTATGTTTGAGAAATAAGAACTTCCTTGAGAAACAGAAAACTCTGGTGCATCGTATATAAATGAATCTGTGTCTTTAGTATACCATCTAATACCATTAGCTAGATAATTTGGATTCGTTCCTAACCAACCAAAAAGTAATGTAGGAGATTTGGTATCTAGTGTTTGTACATTAGATATTAAATAATCCAAATTATCACTTAATCTAGAAATTGTTGAATTGAATATGTCCTCATCTCCCCATTCATTGGGTTGTATCAATACTTGATCATTTGAATAAGGAAGAGATAGTATAGTTTCTTCTACAAATCTTAAAGCATTTGGATCATAAACTTCCCAACTATCTTTTACAATTATTGGATTTGGATTTTTAAATTCTAAGTATGAACCATCTTTAAACAATGCACTATATGATATATAATAAGTTCCTGAGTTTTTATAGTTATAAAATAAAGTAGAATCATATGAAAGTATTTTATATGAATTTGCTTCTCCGAAATTTGCCATATATGCAACAATTTTATTTGTTTGATATTCTGGTGTATCGAATTGTATGAATATATTAGATCCGGTTAGTGTATATGCAGTTGATATGAAAATAGAAGGAATAGCAACATCACTATTGGTTTTTATATTAACTGATGAAATAAATGGTGTTATTTGATTAACAGAATTCCATAAATCTCTTTCGTTTGTATATTGATTATTTGCATAATCATTAAAGGTAGATGATGGTACTTTTTTATAAACATTTGCAGATGCTTGTAAAACCATAGTATTATTTCTATTATCTACTGTTAATGTTTTAAATTTATCACCAATGTTTATATTAAATAAATTAAAGGTTCCATCTACGGCAGGAACAACTTTTTGTTCTTTCCAAAAATATGTTGAAAGTGTATATGTTATTGTTCCATAATCAACTTGAACTGGTGATTCTAAAGGATTTGTGCTTATTTTTTGTGTTATAGAAATTGTTCTATCAGTATCAACATTTATAGAAGTTGCTAAAGGATAAAATGAAAATGTTATATCAGTATAATCTTTAAGTTTTAATGTATTTCGTAATAAATTTGAACTATTTGATAGTGTTTCTGCCTTTATATTAAAAGACTTCGTTACTAAAGAACCAGAATCTGGTATTTTATACGTTGGACCCATTTTTCTTGGGTAATATAGAGTATCATATGCAAATACTGATATATATAATCCACTAGAAGTAAACATTTCAGTTCTATATGGAATGTCTATAAGTTCATAACTAGAAGTAACGCCATCAAATATTGTAAATGGAGATGATATGCCCATTGTATATATCAAATCATTTGAATATGGTTTATTTGTAGATAGATAATAAGTTTGACTATTTGATTTTTTATTACCAAATGTTCCAAATTTATTTGAAGATTGTATTTGTGTGAAGTTGCTCGTATCTGAAACTGTTGCATACCTACCACTATTCCAAAAATATTCTGGTATGCTTATAAATTCTAAATTTTTATTAAATTCATTTTCATCTAATATATGAATTGATAATTCACTTTTAATGTTATGAGGAAACGTCCAACCAGGTACAATAGCATTTAAGGCACTTAATGATATTATTGTATCTGATTTTTTATTTTTTGTGTATGAAATAGTGTTAGTGTTATTAACATCATATAAATCATTGTCTGTACTAGAAACATTCCATATTATAGTAGAAGTTGATGCAAATCTTGGTATAACATCACTATGACTATATAAATTAAATGCATTTGTATTATTATTAGGTCTTGTAATTACGTTTTTAGTTAATCTTGTATTTGATATATCATTAGATACTAATGGATTATAAACAGTAGTATAGTTATCAAAACTGCTATAATATGTTAAGAAATCTGTATTAAAAATAGATGGATTAGGAAAATCATCTAATAATATATTATATGTTCCATCTATTAATCCTTTTGGTGTGTCAATACTCGCAAGAACATCAAAGTTATTTAAATTAGGTACAGTATTATATGGAGGTTCTATTTCAAAATAAATAGAACTCAATACTATATTAGAATCGTCTGTACCAAATACATATGGAGTATTGTCTGCTATATAATAAGCAGAAACTGGAGAAGTATCATATGTTTGACCATTGTAAGACCAAGTCCAACATATTTTACCGCTTTGTGGAATATCATATTGTCTTCCCTTATAAGGAACAGCAGCAGTTAAATATAAAGATCTTGTTTTATTAAGATTGTTAACTCCATTAGGAGAACCAACTAACAAATATCCTTCTGAAAAGTAATCGAAAAGCGAAGAAACTGATGACACGCTTGTAGTTTCATTATATTTCTGTGATGAAAGAGTTAATACTATAGTTTGTGGACCATATCCAGAAACGGCAACTGTTTGTGTATTAGAGTTGAATAAAATAGATTGTCCCGGAGTTATTGATTGTAAATACTTTCCATTTAAATCAACAGCATTTATGCTTGTGGTAGAA